CACAAAATAGTGCTGCGGCTGCGTTTATTCGTGCAAACAATTCTATCAATGCAAATACAGGCGGTACGATTTCTGGTGACTTAACAATCACAGGTAATCTTGTTGTCACTGGTGAAGAAATTGTTCAAAATGTTAGCACAATTGCAGTTGAAGATTCTCTGTTCGAACTTGCAACAAACAATGCTGGTGATGGATTAGACATTGGTTTCTTTGGTCAATATGTTTCCGGAGGCACAAAATACACTGCTGTCTATCGTGACCATGACGATGGCAAGTTTAGAATCTTAGTTGATGGTACAGAAAAACCAACTGCTGGTAATACAATCAATGCACAGTCATTCTCACTTGCAACTGTTGTAACTAATGTTGAAGCAAATACTGTTGTTATTAACGGTCAGAACATTGAGACCTATACAACAAACGCATTCAATCAGGCCAATACTGCACAGGCAACAGGCACTGCTGCAGGTAACTATGCCAATGCCGCATTCTTAGTTGCTAATAGTGCATCTGTATCTGCGACTGCTGCATTCAATCATGCAAATGCGGCCTTTAATACTGCAAATACTGATGTAACAAATATTTCAATTATTGGTGCAGATTATGGTACTGCATCTGCTGTACCTGCATTCCGTGTTGAAGCAAATGGTCGTATCAGTTCTGCAAACTCTACTGCAATTGCAATCGGTGCTTCTGCAATTACTTCTGGCACATTAGGAGTTACAAGAGGTGGTACTGGTGCGGCAACATTTACAAACAATGGTGTTCTGTTAGGGCAAGGTACAAGTGCATTTACAACTGCATCATCTTCAACAGAGGGACATGTTTTAACAATTAATAATTCTGGCGTTCCAACTTTTGCACACCTGCAAGGTGGAACATTTTAACAATGAAAAGGGGTCGTTATGAGTGTGGAATTTTCAAATGCTTATCAGGAGATTCTGCTTGATAACCTAATGGCAATCATCAAGCAGAATTTCGTGTTTCAGACGCAATTGAAACTTGCAGAAGACACAGGAAAATCTAAAGCAGAAATACAGGCAAAATATAATGAGTTGTTTCAGGCACACGAAGCACTAAAAGATTTTAAGGCAAAGTCAGAAGTAAATGCTTCTGCACACGAAGATAAAAGTCGTTTGCAAAGTGCCTTAAACAACAGTATGAAAAAATATGCGGCATTACAAAAAGATTTAGAAGCAAAAGATACGGAGATTGCAAGTTTGAAAGAGTATATCGAAAAACTAGAAAACATTGCAACTCCTTCTAAGTTGAAAAAACTAAATCCAGATAAGTTTGTTGCAGAAGAATTGCCTGTAGAACAGCCCGTACCTGACCTCTTTGCAATTAAGGCCAATGACGGTAGCTCGTTCTAATGTCTAATACAATCATTGAATTACGCCACAGTTATGTTACTGGCAATGTTCCCAGTAGCTTGGCTAATGGCGAAATTGCTATCAATACCTACGATGGAAAATTATTCTATCGTGGCGGCGTTTCAAATACAATTCAAATAATTGAACGATATGAAGGACCTGCTGGTCTTAATACTGAAATTCAATTCAATGATTCTGGTGTTTTAGGTTCAGATTCAGATTTAAGTTTCAATAAAACTACTGATGTATTAAGTGCAAAAAACATTGTTGTATCTGGCAATAGTTATTTTGGTAATGCTAATTTACATGAAGGCATCACACAACTCTCCGTAACAAATGCTGGTGCTGGTGCCTATCTTTTTGACCAATATACTGGAAGTAATCCATCACTCTATGTTGGAGCTGGTGAAACACTTTCGTTCAATCTAAATGTTTCTGGTCATCCATTTTTAATTCGTGAATCATCTGGTGGTGCAAATATTTCTGCTGGTCTAACACATATATCAACCACAGGTGTTGTATCAACTGGCGCAGATGCACAAGGAAAAATTTCTGGTGTTTTATATTGGAAAGTTCCGTTTTCTTTAGTTGGTAGCACTTATGTGTATCAATGTGCCATTCATGGCGGCATGGTTGGTAATATTGTTATACAACAGCCTGCCTCATTTGTTGCTGCCAATACAACACTTGCTTTTAATACTGCCAATGCAGCTTTCTTAGCAGCTAATGCGGCTACGGCTACTGATACAACTCAAAATAATAGTATCACCGCTGCATTTACTGCTGCAAATAGTGCTGGTGTTTATGCCAATAGTGCCTTTGCAGCGGCCAATGCTGCCACAGCAACTGATACCACTCAAAATAATTCTATTACAGCCGCATTTACGGCCGCCAATAGTGCTGGTGTTTATGCTAATGGCGCCTTTGCGGCTGCTAATTCGGCTGGTTCTTCAGCATTAGCTCAGGCCGCATTTAATACTGCTAACGCATCTTTTATATCTGCGAATTCCGCTGGTGTTTATGCTAACGGCGCTTTTGCAGCTGCTAATGCGGCCACAGCAATTGATACCACTCAAAATAATAGTATTACGGCCGCTTTTATACATGCTAATGCTTCATTTGCTTTTGCGAATACTATATCCGGTGGTTCTGCAATTGACAATGTGGCTAGGTCTTTAGCTAATACAGCACAAATTACCGCAACGGCGGCTTTCGCACAGGCTAATACAGATGTTACAAATATTACAATTTCTCCATCACAAACATATGGTAATGCTACACATTCTCCTATAATTACTGTATCTGCGAATGGTAGAATTAACGCAATTTCAACCGTGGCGGTAACGGCTACTGACCCTAGTGCCATAGCCTTTGCCATAGCATTAGGATAAATAAACTATTATGGCACAACCAACAACAAGATTACAATTTATAGATTATTGCAAACGCCGTTTAGGCTTTCCAGTTATTGACATTAATGTGGATGATGACCAAGTGAGCGATCGCATTGACGATGCCTTACAATTCTTTGAAGACTATCATTTTGATGGTGTTGAAAGAATCTATATGAAGCATCGTATCACACAAGAAGATATTAATCGCCGTTGGATTTATTGTCCAGATGCCGTTACATTTGTTACTGGTGTGTTTCCTTTTGACGATTCAAATTCGTCAATCAATATGTTTGACCTCAGATATCAATTGCGACTGCACGACCTCTATGACTTCACATCGGTATCGTATGTGTCATATGAAATTACTATGCAACACATTCGCACATTGAATCTGTTGTTCTCTGGCACACCACAGTTTCGTTTCAATCGTAAGCAAAATAAAATCTTCTTAGATGTTGATTGGGAAAGAGACTTTGAAGTTGGCAATTATGTTGTCATGGATTGCTATCGTGCAATGCGACCAACAACACTTATACTTACTGGTACTGGTACTGCCGTAACAAGTGCAAACACAATTACAGGAACAAATACTGTTTTTGACGAAGAGTTATTGGAAGGCGATATCATTACGCTAGACGGTCAAGAATTACAAATCAAACAAATTATTTCACCAACTGTTCTGACAACAATTGGTCCTGTAACAACTAATGTTACAAATGGTACACTTACTAAACCAGGCAACTCAGAGGTCTTTAATGATAGATTTCTCAAACAATACGCAACCGCACTCATTAAATACCAGTGGGGTTCGAATTTAAGTAAGTTTGCTGGCATTCAAATGCCAGGTGGTGTTACTCTCGATGGTGTTCGTATCATGCAAGAAGCAAGAGAAGAAATGGACAAAATCGAAGAACAAATGTTTAATTTCAACAGTCTGCCAAGTGAGATATTTACAGGTTAAGATGAATGGCAACAATTTATAGAATTTATCGGTGTATCAATAATACCAACGATAAAGTTTATATTGGTTATACCAATAAATCTTTAGAACAGCGAGCAAAAGAACATATGAAAGCTGCTAAAAAAGATAGCGAATATGTTTTTCACAAATCAATTAGAAAACATGGTTTTGATAATTTTAGATGGGAAGTATTATTTGAATCTAAAGATAAGAATTTCATATTAAATGAAATGGAATCTTTTTTCATAAAAGAACACAATTCTTTTTATGAAAATGGTTTTGGATACAATATGACTTATGGTGGACAAGGTGGGATGGCAGGTAAAAAACATAATAAAAACACTAAAGAAAAAATGAAATTGGCTTGGCAAAAAAGAGAAAACAAGTCAACTAATTTAGGCAGAAAATTTGGTGAAGACACAAAAGAAAAAATGAGCTTAGCTAAATTAGGTAAAAAAAGAAGCGATGAATACAAAATAATTTGTTCTAATAGAAATAAAAAAAGATATGAAAATGCTGAGCATAGAAAAAAATTGTCCGAAGCTATCAAATTAGTTTGGCAAAAAAGAAAAATAGCTCAACAATTGGGAGCTTAAAATTAGCACAAATGTATATTTTAATCCATTTCCATCTAGCCAGATAACTTCCGAGCAGCTGCTCGTTGAAGATTTGGTAATAGAGGCCATGCAAATTTATGGCATGGATATCTTCTATCTTCCTAGAGCAACAAGAGACCAAGTAGATTATCTCTACGGTGAAGACACACTTAAACAATATGTGACTGCATATCCAATTGAGATGTACCTAGAGAATGTCACTGGTATGGATGGCGAAAGAGAATTCATTTCTAAATTTGGTTTAGAGATTCGTGACGAAGCAACATTCTTAGTTTCTCGCCGTAGATTTGCCGCAACAATACCATCACCAAGACCTTTAGAAGGCGATTTAATTTATATTCCCCTTCTACGAAATCTCTATGAAATTACAGAAGTCGAACATGAAAACGACCAGGCAATGTTCTATACACTTGGTCGTGGTCGTGGCGGTAATGTTTATGTGTATGCATTGAAACTGAAACAGTATGTGTTCTCAAATGAAATCATACAAGTTGGTGTTTCTGAAATTGATGACCAGATTCGTGACTACTATCCAAGAACAAATGTGGCATTAAGTGCTGGTGGTACTGGCATATTCATTAACGATGAGATTGTTTATCAAAGTGCCAATACTTTTGCAAATGCTACTGCGACTGCTGTTGTGCATGACTTTTTACCAAATTCGCAAGTTACAATCTTCCGCACGATTGGTACATTTACGGCAGGTGGCACAATTAGAGGCAATACAAGTAATGCAGTATGGACGATTTCTACTGCCGATGATCTCGCACCACTCGACAATGCATTTGAAGATATCATTGACAACAATCGTATTCAAACAGAAGCAAATGGAATCATTGACTTTACTGAAGTAAATCCTTTTGGTGAGCCATAATGCTAGGTAACGCAC